ACTTCCACCATGTCATAGTCTTCTTGCTTGGCCTTACGATCTCCACTCTCAGGATCGTATTCATACTCCGTAGGCGTATAGTCACGAATGATGTTTTTCAGGATTTTAAATTCCTGCTTCATCGAAAAGTGAACTCGCGCCTGCACAGCAGACATCGTTTTTAACTGCCTCTCAAGAATAGCCAGAGTAGTTCCAACCGGCGCATTTGCACTCATATCACTGATCTTCATATCAGCAATAGAACCTAGCCTGCGACCCTCTTCAGTTATCTTCTCCAGCAGCATCGCCAATACTTGGCTCGGCTCCTTATATGGCAGCGCCATGATGTTGTCTTTGATCGACCCACTAGGCACATCAACATCTCTAAACTCTCCGGGAGAGATGGGCGTATCATCACCCTTCACTCGCAAACCGCGCGATTTCAAGCCGCCGGGTAAGTTACTCAAAGTACCAGCATCAATTAACTGACGGATCAATGAAGTACCAGCCCGTGCATATCCGCCAATCAGATGTATGTAGCCAAATCCATAAGCACCAAATCCCGGTACATAGTCATACTGAACCATATGCTGGCGCTTTAATCGAACTACATCATCTTCCTCGTAGTTGCGATAGATCGACAAAATCTTTCCCGTGCCTGCGTCAATAGAAACAATATAAGGCAAGGCTATCTCATCTTCATCCTCATACCCCGGCATTTCAAAATCAATCTGCACTTCGTAAACCTGATACCGGTCATCGTCAGTCAAAGAGTAGCCCTGCTCTTCGGCTTTCTTTTTCTCAACGTCAGTATGAATCGCAACAGGCTCACCCAGATCAACATCTCTGTAAAATCCTGCTGACTGCAATTTACGAATATCGTTTTTTGTTTTGCGCATCACATGAGTAACACGCTCTGCTGTCCTAGCCCCACTTGAGCCGTAAGGAATAATTACATCCTCAGCAGGTATATATATAGAGGTCTGTCTTCCCAGTGCCGGATCAAAGTACACCTTCTTAAACGCTGACCCTGCAAGTCCTAAGTTAAATAACATCCGTTCATGCTCTGGTCTGTACTCAGGCATCGCTTCTGTCAACTGGTAGTTCATGTCAGCACGAACGCGCTCAGCAGCTTCTTCCTTCATCTTATTAATAGCACCAATGATTTCTGTCTTCACCGGCCCCGCCGCTGGAAACGTTTCCACAATCATTTCTGATTGAAATCTCACCGCCGCTTCTGTCAGTATCGTAGAGAAAACTCCGCAAGCCCCGTTCCACGGCTCAGTCCTCTCTTCATACTTCATCCCTAAAACATCTAAGCCCTTTACAAACATCTCCACCCAGTCTTTTCTGGAGTTAATATCTGCCTCAACAAGCTCAACAATCTCTGAACCCACTTGCTCCAGCTCACTCTCATCCATGAACTCCGCCAGATTAGAATCAAACTTTTCAGAATCATCATCAGATTCAAAAGTAATTTGCATCCCACCCATCCCTATAGATACAGACTCGGGATCTTCAATTTCAATTTCCAAGTCAGGCTCTTCTGTTAAAGATTCCAGCCCTTGGGGCGCGGTATAAAGTGATTTTGCAATGTCCATTTAATCCTCAATAGTAAGTTTGTTTTCTGCGAAAGCTCTTCAGCTCTTCCCGTTCATCGGTTGCAAGTCTTAAAAAACCGCCCTTGCGAAATCTAATCAGCGCCTGTGTAGATGAATCCACCAAGTCATCATTCGGTGCATTAGGAAATGCAGCCATCTCTTCAATTAACTCGTCAGCCCAGCGAGTCTCTGGAGCCCACACTTTACCTGAACTAAATAAATCAGCAACTGCATTGATCCGCACAAACTTGTCATTCCCCCGGCTCGGCGTGTAATCACTCACCACAATGCCCATCTGCCTCAACTCAAATATTAACGGACTGCCCGCAGCCTTTGCCTCAATCACACACGCATCCGGCTCCCAATACATATAGTTAGAGTAAGCCTTCTCCTTCAACTCAGGAAACTCCATCCGCTTCTTAAACGCATCCAGCAAAATAATGTTTGCATCTTCACTGTTCTCATTTAAATAAAACACACCCCATGTCGTACAAGCCGAATAGTCACTCCTCTCACTCTTCGTGAAAGCAGTGTCCCAACTCTGAATAATAAACTGACATACCGGCGGCTCCTCCTTCGTCCATCTCTTCCACCACTCCCGCTTTACAATCGCACCCTCTTCACCAGTCGGATTCTGCTGATACTGCGCATTCCACTTGGCTGCTGGTAACTCTTCCCTTAGAGCAGACAGCTCATCTAAACTCCAGAACTCAGGCCACAAAGGTTTTCCTGACGGCATAATAGCAGGCAGCTCAATAATCTCCCACTCCTCACCCTTATCTCTACCTGCTGCATCTTTAATAACTCTACCTGTCAGATCCCTGTCTCCCCAGCGAGTCATCACAATCACAATAGATCCACCCGGCTGTAAACGTTGTCGTGGCCCAGATGTATACCACTCATAAACCTTATCGTAAACACTCGGATCCCCAGCCGCTAATGCAGCCTCCTGCTCCGAATGCGGATCGTCAATTATCAAAAGATCCGCACCCTTACCCGTCACCGTTCCCCCAACACCAATAGCAAAATACTCACCCCCGCCATTAGTAGCCCACCTGCCAGCAGCCTTACTATCCTGCCGCAAAGCTACGTTAGGAAACACCTTCGCATACTGCTCACTACCCACCAAGTTCCTGACCTTACGTCCAAAACCCACAGCCAGATCCGCCGTGTTCGAACACTGAATCACCTTCTTGTTCGGAAACTTTCCCAGAAACCAACTCGGCAATAAATACGAGGCAAACTCACTCTTCGTATGTCGTGGCGGCATATTAATAATCGCCCTCTTAATCTTCCCATTCGCAATATCCTCAAACTTCTTCGCCATCAAAGAATGGTGTCGTCCACTCACAAAACCGGGCCACATCATCTTCACATAACTCATAAACCCATCTTGAGCCTTCTCACGATCCACCGCCCCACGATACTCCATCACCTGAGCCATGAACTTTTCATATTCATGCGGTTCTAATTTTTCTATCAACTGTTCAAGTTTCATAGTCTCAATCTATTGTAAGTTTGGCGTAAACTGGTAACGTTACCACCTTACTGAATTCTTACTGTAAGTTTCGTGTAATGTGGTAACGTTACCACCTTACAGTTTCCTTACTCCAAGTTCCTGAAGTTAATGTACACAGGTCTAACCGTCCTGCCCCGTTTCTCAATCCTCTTCACCACACCAAGATCAACCAACCTATCCACCAATCTCTTCGTGTTCGCCAGCCCCATCTTTCCACGGATATACGCAATATCCCGTAGCGTGGGAGCATAGTGGTACTTCTTCCACCACTCATCAATCACTAGAAAAACTTCATTCTGTGCCGGGGACATTTCCTTCTCCATACATTCCTCATACGTCATATCCCCCTGTCGGGGGATCATCTTTGCATTAAAAATTTTTTTACTACCCCCGGAGGGGCTATTCAAACTTTTCATGGGGGGTACCTTCCATAAAAGATTGAGTTTGTTTGAGTGGAATAGTATGTTTGTCACCTTGGGACTCCGCTTCGGCATCGTGGGGGGTGGCAGTAGGGTGGGTGTCTGCTGGCAGCGTTTCCACTTCCGGCGCAAGCTCTGCCAATAAACTATCAGCATCGACTTCGATAGCATCGACTGCATCGCCCTGCATGATCGTTCTAATCTGCTGGAGTAGATCAGCCTTTGCCTGTGTGCTGCTGGTTGTATTGATAACTTCACGCCGTTCTAAGAACGCACCGACTTCCACCACAGTGCCAAGCACCTTTACTGCTGCAACCTTAACAGCGTCTTTACTGTCAGGGGAAATGGCTACATCGACCAGGGTTTTTATAACTAATTGTCGCAAAGCCTCTGGTGTTCTATGTTTCGCACTCTCAATAGCTATCTTATAAGCATCTACTTCCGCAGATATTCGGGGATCGGTGGACAACCTATAACCAGCATCTCCCGCCGTCTTCGGTTTAGCCGTCTTACTGTAAACCCTGCGGTAGCTCTC